CCTTCCGTTTTCTCTCCCCAGCGACCACGAGCCTGACTTGACTGAGGAAGTGACCATGCCGAGAGCACCACGAGTGACACCGAGCTCGACCACGAGATCGCCGCGCAAGGCTGCGAGCTCGACCAAGAAACCGGCGGCGCAGACCAATAAACCGGCGGCAAAGCGCGAGGCGCCGGCGAAAAGCGCGAGCTCGCGCAAGGCGCCGGCGCGCAAGAGTTCGGGTTCACGCAAGCCGCCGGCACCGGTTCCGACGGTGGTGCTCGATGTAGTCGATCCGAGCGAGCTGGTCGCTGCGGTCGAGGCGTTCCTTGAGTCGAGGCGAGAGGCGAGCGACTGGTCTCCGAGGCTCGCTGCGCTCGGTGCTCTGGCGGTCACGCTCGCTACCGAGCTCGCCGGGCGTTCGGTGGAGGGTTCGGCCGGTATTGCTCGCGAGTTGCGCGCCACGCTCGACGAGCTCGCCCCGAGAGTTGCTCCCGACGACCAGCTCGGGTTCCTCGCCTCGAGCTCGACGCCGGTCGAGTGACCTCGATGGTCCAGCGCCCGGCGCGCCCGCGGTGGGCGACTGCGCGCAACCCGAACCGGCCGACGCTCGGGCCGCGTGTCGCCGAGCTCTCCGAGCGACTCGGGTTGCCGTTCATGCCGTGGCAGCACCAGGTCGCCGACGTGGCGCTCGAGGTTGATTCGACGACCGGAGCGCTGTGGTACCGCGAAGTGGTGGTGACAGTGCCGCGACAGTCGGGCAAAACGACGTTGCTCAAGGCGGTGCAGGCTCACCGGTGCGTCGCGTGGCCGCGCCAGCGCGTCACCTACACCGCGCAGACACGCAACGCTGCGCGCAAGAAGTGGGCCGATGACTTCGTGGTCGACCTCGAGGCGTCGCCGCTCGGTCAGCTATTCGAGACCAGGTTCGCGAACGGTCAGGAAGCGATGCGATGGCGCAACGGCTCGTCATGGGGGATCGAGGCGACGACAGAGAGCTCGGGACATGGTGACGTGCTCGACCTCGGCGTGATCGACGAGGCGTTCAAACAGACCGACTACCGGCTCGAGCAGGCGATGCGACCGGCGATGATGACGAGACCTCAACCCCAACTGTGGGTCATCAGCACCGCCGGCAATGCAGACTCCGTGTATTTGTGGTCAAAGGTCGAGGCCGGCCGGCAGATCGTGGAGGTCGGCGACCCGAACGCTCGGGTCGCGTACTTCGAATGGTCGAGTGGCGATGACGACGACCCCGCAGACCCCGACACGTGGTGGCGTTGTATGCCGGCGCTCGGTATCACCGTGCCCGTCGAGGCGATCGTCGCCGACTTTCAGAGCATGGTGCTCGCCGAGTTCGAGCGCGCCTACCTGAACAGGTGGTCGGCCGGCCGGCGCGAGCCGGTGTTCGCGTCGGCCGACTGGTCGGCGATACTCGACCAGGAGTCGAGGCCGAACGAGGCCGAGCTCTGCTACTCGCTCGATGTCACACCCGATCGGGGCGCCGGCTCGATCGCCGCGTCCGACGGACGGCACCTCGAGGTCGTACAGAACGACCGCGGCACCGGGTGGCTCGTCGAGCGCGCGGCTGAGCTCGTCAGGCGCCGGCCGGGCGAGTTCGTGGTCGATCCCGCCGGGCCCGCCGGCTCGCTCATCCCGGAGCTCGAGACAGCAGGTGTGGTCGTTCGTTCGATCACCGGCCGCGAGTACGCTCAGGCGTGCGGCCAGCTATTTGATGCAGTGGTCGCGCACGAGGTTCGCCATATCGGGCAGAATGAGCTCGACGCAGCGCTACAAGCTGCAACGCGACGACGGCGAGGTGACGTGTGGACATGGGCGAGGAACGACACGACGACCGACCTCTCGCCTCTCGTCGCGGTCACGCTCGCACGATGGGGTGCAGCGAACCCGAGGTCGAGCTCTGGTTCGTCGCCGGTGTTCGCATGGTGATGCAGTGTTAACCACAGCGCTCGAGGTGATCGGACTCACACTGATCGCGGTCGCAATCGGGCTCGTGTTCGGGCTCGCTGCGTTCCTCGGCGCGACCGGCGTCGCTCTCGTGGTCGTCGGCATCGCGCTTGAGTCGCGTCCGGCGCCGCCGGCGACGAGCCCGAACGACAGGAGCTCGAGCTAATGGGTCTGTTTCGCCGGCCGAGCCCAAGCTCGGCCGAGGCGCGCTCGACGTTCTCACCGCTTTCGTTCGAGCAACTCGCAGCGATGGTGGTCGGCCACTCGAGCGGCACCGGGCCCATCAGCGAGGACCGCGCGTTGCACTCTGCTGCGGCGTGGTCGTGTATCGACGTGCTCGCGACCACAGTGTCAAGTCTGCCGATCGACGTGATCCGTACTGTCGGACGCACCAGGCAACCGGCCCGAGCTCCGGCAGTGATCGAACGACCGAGCCCGCTCGTGTCGCGTCGAGTGTGGCTCTACTCGCTCATGTTCTCGCTGTGCACCGACGGCAACGCGTTCGGGTGGATCGGCGAGAATCTCGACGAGCTCGGCAACCCGACGCGAATCGATCTCATGCACCCCAGCGGCGTCACCGGCCGACGTGTCGGTGCCGACGGTGTGGCTGAGGTGACCATCAATGGCAAGGGAACGCACAAGCTGTGGCCGTACGGGCCGGTCTGGCACGTACCAGGCAAGATGGTCGCGGCCGGCTCACCGTTCGCTCTGTCGCCTCTGAGCTACGCCGGCACCTCGATCACCGCCGGTATCGCTGCCGAGGGCTACGGCGCTCGGTTCTTCACCGACGGCGGGCACCCGTCAGCGATCCTGCACGCAGACCAGGAGCTCGACGAGGGCGCAGCGCGTCGCATCAAAGCTGCGTTCGTGGCGGCGATCAGGCCGGGCTCTCGTGAACCGGCGGTGATGGGCAGCGGGCTCACGTACACGCCGGTTCAGAGCGACCCGAGCTCGACCCAGTTCATCGAGCTCATCAGGTTCTCGATCGAGCAGGCGTGCCGATACTGGCGGGTCCCGCCGGCGATGGTCTACTCGGCGGTGAGCGGTCAGAGTGTCACCTACGCGAACGTGTCGCAGGCCGATCTCCACTACCTGAAGCACTCGGTCGACGGCTACCTGACCTCGCTTGAGGAATCCCTCTCAGCTCTGCTCACAGCACCACGCTCGGTGAAGGTCAACCGCGACGCGATGCTGCGCGCCGACCCGTTGGAGCGCTACAAGTTGCACGAGCTCGCACTCAAGAATCGGGTGCGCACGGTGAACGAGGTGCGCGTGCTCGAGGACGAGGCGCCGTTCAGCGACGAGTTCGACATGCCAGGCGTCCCACCGATACCAGGAGCGCCCGGCTCACCGATCCCGTTTCAGCCGCCCGTGACATCCACCCAGGAGGGCGACACATGAATGCACCGCGAGAGGGTCTGTACCGCGGCCTACCGCTCGAGAGCCGGCTGCTCAACCTCGGGCCCGAGCCGGTCGCGTTGCGCACCGGCGCCGAGTTCACTCGCGACGCCGGCGACACCGAGACCTCGACCACGATGGTCGGACACTTCGCTGTGTTCGGCGAGTGGACGAGGATCAGCTCGTGGTTCGAGGGCGAGTTCCTCGAGCGCATCGCTCCGGGCGCGTTCACGAAAACGATCGCCGAGCGACGCGACATGATCCGCGTGCAGTTCGACCACGGGTTCGACTCGTTCGTCGGCGACGCTCCGCTCGGGCCGATCGCTGTGCTCCGCGAGGACGACATCGGGGTGTGGTACGAGGTGCCGCTACTCGACACCGACTACAACCGGAACCGCGTGCTGCCGATGCTGGAGGGTCGCACCATGTCCGGCGAGCAGTTCGGGTCGCTGCTCGGTGCCTCGTTCCGGTTCTCGGTCGTGCGCGAGGAATGGAACGACGAACCCGAGCGATCCGACTACAACCGCGACGGTCTACCGGAACGCACGATCACCGAGCTCAAGCTCGCCGAGTTCGGGCCGGTCGTGTTCCCCGCCTACCATGCCGCTACTGCAGGAGTGCGGTCGCTCACCGATCACTACCTCGAGCGAACGCGCGAGCTACGCTCGCGACAGTCCGACGTGCCCGCCGGTTCGACCACCGGCACCGACGACACCGACGCGCCGAGCTCAGCTCACCCGCCGGTCGAAAGTGATGGCAACCGATCCCGCCGCGTGGCCGTGACATCGGCACGCGCGCAACTAGAACGAACGAGGTCGAACCGATGAAATTCCTGCAGATGCTCCGCAGCAAGCGAGCAGAGCTCGAGGCGCAGCGCTCCGAGGCCGTCGCCGCGATGGAGGCCGTGACCGAGCAGGCCGAGCTCGAGTCGCGCACCGAGCTCACCGACACCGAGTCGGACGAGTTCACCGAGGCTCGGGCCCGCGTCGCCGAGATCGACGAGGCGCTCGCTGGCATCGACGCGCGGATCGCCGAGCTCGAGGTGCTCGAGGACCAGCGAGCGAGCTCCGACGCTCCGCAGATCATGCGTCGCGTCGAGGTCTCGGCGCCGGCCGAGGTCCGCTCCCTGTCCCGCACCGAGGCTCGCGACCAGGCGCTCGCTCTGCTCGAGGAGCGCGCCGGCGAGGTCTCGACCTCGGCCGGTGACCGTGTCGACGAGCTGGTGCGCACCGGCCGGTCGACGAACGTCGACGGCGACCAGATCGCCCGGCGCCTGCTGCTCACCGAGCACGACGACTACCGCAGCGCGTGGCAGAAGCTCGTCACCTCGCCGACGCCGGTGCTCACCGAGGCCGAGGGGCGAGCAGTTAACGACTTCGCCGAGTTCCGCGCCATGTCGATCGGCACACCGTCGGCCGGCGGCTACGGCGTGCCGGTGCTCATCGATCCGACGATCGTTCTCACCGCGCAGGGCTCGCTCAACCCGATCGAGCAGATCGCTCGCCGCGAGACCATCACCACCGACAAGTGGAAGGGTGTCAGCTCGGCCGGCACCTCGTGGTCGTTCGACGCCGAGGGCTCCGCGGTGAGCGACGACTCGCCGACGCTCGCTCAGCCCGAGGTCCAGGCGCACATGGCTCGAGGGTTCATTCCATACTCGATCGAGGTCGGGCAGGACTACCCAGGGTTCGCGGCCGAGATGGCGACACTGCTCGCCGAGGGCTACGCCGAGCTCAAGGCGCAGAAGTTCGCCATCGGTACCGGCACCGGCGAGCCGTGGGGTATCTTCACCGCACTCGACGCGAACACGAACGTCGAGGTCGCAGTGACCACCTCCGGACAGTTCTCGGGCACCGACATCAGCAAGGTCTACAACGCTCTGCCAGACCGGTACGTCGAGAACGCTACGTGGCTGATGTCGCGGTCGGTCGGTTCTGCCATCGCGGCGTTCGGCAACGGCGAGAACCTCTCGTTCGTCACCGTGGACCTCACCGGCGTGGTGCAGACTCTCCGGCAGGCGCCGGTCGTCTACGCCGGCTACGCGCCGGCGATGACCACCGGCACCGCCGCAGCGAACCGGCTGGTCATCGGAGACTTCCGCAACTACCTGATCGCCGAGCGAGCAGGCATGGAGGTCGAACTGGTGCCGCACCTGTTCGACGTGACGAACAACCGACCCACCGGTCAGCGCGGATGGTTCGCGCACGCTCGAGTCGGTGCCGACTCGATCAACGACCTCGGGTTCAGGTTGCTGCAGAACTAGCGGCACGAGTGTCGAGAGTCGGGTCTATCGGGCGGTGGGCCCGGCTCTCGGCGACACACACCGCCCGCACACCGCCCACCAGGAGACCACCACCATGACCACTACCACCGAGTACGTGTTCGCATCGGCGACTGCGCAGCTATCACTCGGCGACGAGCTGGTGCCGGTGCGCGCCGGCGAGGTGTGGCCGGCCGATGATCCGGTCGTAACGGCGAACCCGAGCATGTTCTCCTCGACACCGCCGGTCGTGCGCCGGTACCGCGGCGGGATCGTCGAACGTGTCAGACCCGAGGTGATCGAGTCGGCGACGGCCCGGCCGGGCGAGCGACGCAACACGCGCCGGCGATGACCAACTCCTCGAGGTCGGGTGACGTTGTGCTCGCTTACGTGCACTCGAACGAGGTCGCCTACTCGTGGCACGCATCGCTCGTCGACCTCGTGATGCACGACGTGTCACACGACCGGAGGCTCTCGCATCGCATCGCGGTGAAGTGCTCCAGCGGCGGGCTCGTCGAGGCGCGCAATCAATGCGCCGCCGAGTTCCTCGCCGGGCCGGGCGACTGGCTATTCATCCTCGATACCGACATGGGGTTCGCTCCCGACACGCTCGACCGGTTGCTGCAGGTCGCCGACCCGACCTCGAGGCCGGTCGTCGGCGCGCTCTGTTTCGCGTGGCTCGAGGCCGAGCCCGACGGTCTCGGCGGCTACCGGTGCGGCACCCGACCGACAGTGTTCCAGTTCCACCAGGACGAGACCGGCCGGCGGGTGTTCGCCGCGGTGAGCGAGTATCCGGCCGACGCAGTGGTGCCGGTCGCGGCGACTGGCTCGGCGTGCATCGTGTGGCACCGCTCGGTGCTCGAGGCGATCGCGGCCGAGTACGGGCCGACATGGTATGACCGGATACCGGCGCCGGCTGAGAGCTCGGACGGCCGAGCTCTACTCTCCGAGGACATCAGCGCGTGCGCTCGCGCCGGCGCTGTAGGCGCGCCGGTACACGTTCACACAGGCGTCGCGACGAATCATCAGAAAACGACATGGATCGGGCCGGCCGATCACCCGCCTAGCCTCAACCTCGACCAGAGGTCGAGGGTGAACCTCGAGTCGAGGTCGAGGGTTGACAGTTCCGACCCGATCGCCGACCTCGAGGGCGAGCTCGCCCGGCCGGCGAACCGGGCCGAGCGGCGTCGGCGCCGGCAGTGATCGACTGGCCGCAAGTCCGGCTCGGGCCCGACTCGGCGCGCTACCTGCTCGCCGGCCGAGGCGAACAGGTAGCACGTCCGTTCCACCTCCGGTGGCTCCTCCCGAAAGTCTGCCGCGACGTGCCGGCGCGGTGGTGGCTCGTGTGGCTCGCCTCGTGGCCGGTCACTGCGTCGGCGATGTTCGTGTGGTCACGTGGCGCCGGGCTCGAGCTCGGGCCCGCTCTCGGCGCTGTGGGTCTCCTCGTGGCGCTACCAGGTCTCACCGGACCAGTAGTGGTGCGACCGGTAGGTGTCGATCTACCGGCGCTCGCTCTGTCGCTCTGGTCGGTCGCTCTGCTCGAGCTCGGGTTTTGGCCGGCCGCAGTAGTGCTCGCGCTCGCCGCCGGCGCGGTGAAGGAGACCTCGCCGGTGTTCGCAGCGCTCTGGTCGTGGAACCCGCTACTACTCGTCGGGCTCATTGCGCCGGCGGTGCGAGCTCTGGTCGCGCGCCCGGCGCTCGACGAGGTCACGATGACCCCGTCGCTACTTCACGTTCACGAGCACCCGTTCAGATCGGCGCTCGAGGCGCACCGAGCTCGAGCTCGTGATGGGTGGCTCTGGCTCGCGCCGTGGGGCGCGACGCTCGCAGCTCTGACGCGCCCGAGCTGGTGGCTCGTCGCGACGCTGGTCGCAGCGCACGCGCAGTTGGTCGTCGCGACCGACCACGTTCGACTCGTGCACACCGCGGCGGGCCCGGTGCTCGCGCTCGTCGCCGCGCAAGCGCTACCAGGTCACCTACTCGTGCTCGCGGTCGCGGGTAGTTTCTTTTGGTGGCGCCGACCCGAGCTCATCTAGGACACCGATGCGAGTAGCGCGAGGCTCAACCGCGACGATCGTCACCGACCCATTCGACGGTCCCCCGAGCTCGGTCGCTGCTGTGTGCACCGACGCGCTCGGCAACGTGCTCACACCGGCACCGGCCGCGACAGTGGTGGGTAACGCGGTCTCGGTCCAGCTCACCGCCGCGGTGCACACCGCCGAGCTCGACCGGCTCGAGCTCCAGGTGACCGCGACAGTCGCGTCGGCGCCGGCGGTGCTCAGTGTCGAGGTCGAGGTGATCGGGTCGCAGTGGCTCACGCTCGCAGCGTTGCGCTCTGAGCCCGACCTCGCCGACTCGACCAGGTTCAGTGACCGGCTGCTCACCCAAGTGCGCGACGAGTGGTGCTCACATATCGAGGCACTTTGCAATCTGCGCATGACACCGGGCTACGACGTGGAGCACCACTTCGGCCGAGGGCTCCCCTACCTCGTGGTCGCAGCGAACGAGCCAACTGCGCTGAGAGCTGTGTATCTCGACGGCGAGCTCGTCGATCCTGCCCGACTCGAGCTCGACCGGGCGACCGGGTTCCTCGAGCTCACCTCAGGCACGTTCACTCGCGGCGCACCGGTCGAGGTGCACCTCGAGAACGGGCTCATTCACCCGCCGCCGCGGCTCGTGCGCGAGCTCAAGAAGGTGGTGCGCGCCGAGGTGCTGCAGCGAGGCGCAAAGGCGCCGACGAACGCTATTGCCGAGAGCTCGCCCGATGGCGGCGTGATGATCCGCTACTCCACTCCCGACCCGAGCGCAGGCCGGTGGACCGGCTACCTGTCGCTCGATCCTGTCATCACCGAATATCGCCGGCCGGCTATGGGGATCGCGTAGTGGCAACCGCGACCAGGTTCACCCGCACCGCGGTGATCGCTCGACTTCTCGAGCTCGTGGCCGACGCTCGAGCGGCGGACCCGAGCGCGATACCGGCCGACACGATCGCTCGGCGAGGTCTGCCACGCGACCCGCTCTCGGGCGCAGTGATCGGGTTCGGTGACCTTGAGTTCGTCGAGACCTCGGTGCCGACGCTTAAAACAGGCCGGCGCCACTATGACGACCGGTACCGGCTCGAGGTGCTGTGCATCGCGTGGCAGGCCGGCGCCGACACGTTCTCTGAGGTCGACGAGATTGCCGAGGACTGCGCCGAGCTGGTGCGCTCAGTGCTCGCCGATCACCCGCAACTCGACCGGCTCGGCACCGGGCTCGCCGGTGTGGTTTCGGCGACGATCGTGCAGGTCGACGGTCCTAACCCTTGGTACACAGCCGACGGCGTAGGGTCTGCGGTACGGATGTTCGTCGAGATCGATTCCCGTATCACTGGAGGCTCCACACCATGAGATCGGTTCGGTACATCGGCAGGTATCGCGCGGTGGTCGTCGAGGTCGCGCCGCAGCGGTGGCAGACTGTGCACAAGCGAGAGGTGATCGAGGTCGCTGATCGCATCGCCGACGGGTTGCTCGATCAGAGCGACTCGTGGGCCGAGGTCAAGAGCACCAGCAAGAGCACCCGCTCGAGCTCGAGCTCGACTAGCAAGAGCAAGGCACCGCCCGCCGACACCGCGACCGAACCGGCCGCAGAACACCAGGAGGGCTAGCACCGATGGTCGATCATCAGATCGGGCTCAAGAACGAGACCACGTACGGCCAGGCCGTCACGGTCGATCGGTTTTTCGAGTTCCTGCCAGGCGACCCGATCGCGCTCGAGACCGGCCGAGTCGAGTCGGGCTCGCTGCGCGCCGGTCAGGTCGTGATGAACGCAGACCGCTTCCTGCCGTACCGGCTCGGCGCCGCCGGCTCGCGTCAGATCGAGGTGCTCACGCTCGGGTTCGACTGGTGGTTGCTGCACATGCTCGGCGACGTGCAGGTCAGCACCGACACGCCGGTCACTGGTGCCGACACTCACGTCGCGACGATCGGCAACCTCTGCGGGACATCCTTCACCTACCAGGAGAACGTGCCGCTCGGGCCGTGTCAGGACACGAATCAGGCGTTCACGTTCTCCGGTGGCAAGATCGCGTCATGGACGCTTTCGTGCGAGACCGAGGGCGTGCTCACGTTCGAGGCCGACATGGTGTTCGCCGACATGACCACCGGCACTGCGCTCGCAACGGCGAGCTACCCTGCAGGCGCCGAACTGTTCTCGTGGGCTGCAGGCAAGGTCGAGATCAATGACGTGGCCGTGCCGGTCACCTCGTGGACGGTCTCGTGTGACAACATGCTCAAGACGGACCGGCACTACATCGCCGGCGCCGGCTCCGCACCGAGCTACGGTCGGCGCGAACCGGTGTCGGACGGGTACCGCGAGATCACCGTCGAGTTCGAGTGCGACCGCACCGACCTCGCTCTGTGGAACCGGTTTGCTGCGACGTTGCGAGCGAACACGCTGTGCAAGTTCGAGGCAATCACCGAGGGCCCACAGCCCATCACCGGCTCCACCTACCCGAAGCTCGCAATCACCGTCCCGGCGCTGCGCGTCGACGACGTGTCGCTCGGCGGTCTCGGGCTGGAAATGCCGATGCAGTCGCTCTCGGGTGTGGTCCGGCACTCGGGCACGAACGAGCCCATCACCATCGACTACGTGACCGAGAGCTGAGGTCCGAGTTCGTGGCAATCGAGCCGGCGTTCGTCACCGAGGGGGTGCCGGAGCTGCGCGCCAGGCTCAAGGCTGTGGCGGGCACCGACAAAGACCTCAGGAACGCTCACCGGCGCGTGAGCAAGGTCGTCGAGTCGAGCTCGAGGTCGAGGGCGAGCGCAGGCACGCGCCAGCAAGCGAGAGCGGCGAGCTCTTTGCTCGGCAAGGGCGACGCTCGGGGTGCGGCTCTAGCGATGCGGAACACGACCCGTGTCCCGTTCGGACTCGGTGCGTTCCTCGGCGGCAAGCGACCGCAGTTCCCGCCGTGGGTCGGCGCTCGGTGGGACGTGCTCGCCGGCGGCGGCCCCTACGTGATCGGCGAAGCCATCCGCGCCGACCGAGCCCAGATCGAGCAATCGTTCGTCGACGAGATACTGGCAGTGATCGCTCAGGCCGGGCTCGACACCGAATAGGCTCAATGTCGAGTCGAGCTAGAGGGTTCCGACTCGAACGTGAACCTCGACATGAGGTCGAGGGTCCAGCACCTACCACCAGGAGACCGCCCGATGCCACCTCGTGCCGCACGCCGAACACAGAAACGGACTAATGCAAACCGAGTTCGTATCGACCTCAAGATCGACGGTGTGGCGTACCGGTTCGACTCGAGCGAGATCACGCATCGGCACGAGCTCGCTCTCTGGCAACAGTCCCGGCTCACGATGGCCGAGGTGTTTCAAGCTCTCGGGTCCGACAAGCCGGCACTGTTCATGCTCGCTGCGATCGTGTTCCTCGCGCGGCACAGCGAGGGCGACACTCTGGTCACGTTCGACCAGGTCGCCGAGGCGATCACCTACGAATCGACGATCGAGGTCGACATCGTCGACGACGACGATGTCGACGCGATCGATGCGGCCGCGGCCCCAAAAGCCCCCGCCGACGACTGACGAAACACCTTCCGGCGCTCTCGCACTGGTTCGGGTTGAGGCCGAGAGACCTCGACGACATGACGCTCGACGAGCTCGAGGTCTACGCGAACGCGCTGCGCAAGCTGCCGCCGGTCGGGTGGGTGTTCATGGGGCAACCGAAGAAGGGCGCGAGGTGATCCGGTGAGCCGCGGTGATGTCAAGATCACGATCACTGGCGACAAGAGCAAGCTGCAGAGCGCGCTCAAGGGTGCCGAGGGCGACCTCGGCGGGTTCGAGAGCAAAGTAGGCTCGTGGAGCACCAAGCTCGCTGCGATCGCTGCGGCTGCCGCGCTCGCGTTCGGCGCGGCGTTCGTAGGTGTCGGTGCCGGACTGTTTCAACTCGGCAGCGAGTTCGACGCGGCCTATGACACGATCCGCGTCGGCACCGGCGCGACTGGCGACACGCTCGCTGGTCTCAAGGACGACCTCAAGGCAGTGGTCTCCGACGTGCCGACCGACTTCGAGACTGCTGGCACGGCGATCGCCGATCTGAACACTCGCCTCGGGCTCTCGGGCGAACCGCTGCAGGAGCTCGCAACGCAGTTCCTCAATCTCTCCAGGATCACCGGAACCGACCTCAAGGCGAACGTCGACGGCATCACCCGCGTGTTCGGCGACTGGGGTGTCGAGACCGACCGGCAATCGGCCACGCTCGACAAGTTGTTCAGAGCATCACAAGCGAGCGGTATCGGGCTCGACGTGCTGCAAAGCTCGCTCGTGCAGTTCGGAGCGCCGCTACGCAATCTCGGGTTCGGGCTCGACGAGTCAATGGCGCTGCTCGCTCAGTTCAACAAGACCGGCGTCAACACCGAGACTGTGTTCGCCGGGCTCAAGGCCGGCGTCGGCAAGCTCGCGAAAGCTGGCGAGGACGTGCCTACGACGTTCCGGCGGGTTGTAAACGAGATCGAGGCGCTCGGGCCCGGCAGCGAGGCGACCGGCAAGGCGATCGAGCTGTTCGGGCAGCGGGCCGGGCCCGACCTCGCCGACGCGATCGCCGGCGGCAAGTTCGAGGTCGACGCGATGCTGAGCGCGATCGCCGGCGGCACCGACACGATCGCCAAGGCGAGCGAGGACACCGCCTCGTTCGGCGAAAAGTTCCAGATCCTCAAGAACAAGGTGCTCGTCGGGCTCGAACCGATCGCAACAAAGGTGTTCACAGCGATCGGCGACGCGGTTGCGCGCATCACACCGCACGTCGAGCGACTTGTCGCCGAGTGGCTCCCTAGGCTGGAGTCCGGTTTCGCTGCGGCGAGCTCGACGATCGGCAACGTCGCATCGGTTGTGCTCCCAGCTCTGGTGAGCGGGGCGACCGCCGCGGTCGACGTGTTCCGCAAGGTGGCCGACTTCGCGAGTCGCAACGCCGAAGTGCTCAAGGTGGTGGGCGCTGCGATCGCCGGCGCAGCAGTCGCGTTCGGCGCGCTGCTCATCGGATACAAGCTGGTCAAGATGTTCCAGGCTGCGAAAGCCGCGGTGATCGCCTTTAACATCGCTCTCGCGGCGAACCCGATCGTTCTCATCGCTCTCGCGATCGGCGCTCTCGTCGGGCTCATCGCTGCGCTCTACTTCAAGTTCGAGGGCGTTCGGAACGTGGTCGACGCGGTGGGGCGATTCTTCCGCGACAACTTGCTCCCGGTACTCACGACCGTGGGCAAGTTCATCGCCGAGTCGTTCGTTGCTGGTCTGCAGACTCTCGCTGACGTGTGGAGCTCGGTGCTGTGGCCGGCGCTGCAGGCCGTCGGCGGGTGGATCGCGTCGACGCTGTGGCCGATCATCAAGCGCATCGCGGGTTTCATCGGCGACGTGTTCATGCTGCACGTGCGCACGCTCGCAACGATCTGGTCGACTGTGCTGTGGCCGGCGCTGCAGGCCGTCGGCGGGTGGATCGCGTCGACGCTGTGGCCGATCATCCAGCGGATCGCGGGTTTCATCGGTGGAGTGTTTGTCTCTCACGTGCAGAACCTCGTTCGTATCTGGTCGACCGTGCTGTGGCCGGCGCTGCAGAGAGTCGGCGCGTTCATCAGCGGCACACTCGTGCCAATCATTCAGCGCATCGCGTCGATATTCGCCTCGGTGGCGAGCTCGGTAGCGCAACGTGTCGGGTCGATCGTGGGTGCTGTGCTCAGCATCGGTGGCCGCATCGGCGGGTACGTGTCAGGAATGTGGAACGGCATCACCGGCGGCATCCGCACAGCGAGCTCGGTCGTGTCCAACATGGTCGGTTCGATCGTGAACGCGATCCGCAGTATCGGTGGCCGTATCGGCGACGTGGCTGCGATGATCCGCTCGCCGTTCGACGCAGCGTTCGGAGCGATCAAACGGGTCTGGAATAGCACTGTCGGCGGGTTCGGGTTCACTGTGCCGAGTTGGATTCCGGGCGTCGGTGGCAAGGGGTTCAGAATCCCGAACATGCACGTCGGCGGCGTGGTTCCCGGCATGGCAGGCGACGAGCAGTTGACACTCCTCGAGGCCGGCGAGACTGTGCGCACGCGCCAGCAAGAAGCGCGACTACAGAGCATCATCAGTGGGCTCGCTCACGGCGCTGTGGCCGCTTCTCAACCGTCGCCGACCGTGGTCGTCAACATCACCGGGCCCGTCGCACGCGACTCACGTAGGTGGATCATGGACGAGCTCGAGGCCGCAGTCGCAGCAGGTATGCGAGCTCCGCGGCTCAAGGCCGCGCTCTCGACATGAGCTCGCCGGCCGAGGTCGACATCACAGTCGAGTTCGCGTTCGGTTCGGGCCCGCTCGACGATCTCACCTCGGCGACGTGGACCGATGTCACCGACTACGTGGTCACACCTACCTCGGGTCCGGCGGTCACGTGCCGCACCGGGCGCGAAGCGACCAGGCGCGAGCTCGAGCCGGGCGAGGCGACGTTCTCGCTCGACAACTCCGACCGCCGGTTCGATCCGAACAACTCGGCAGGCCCGTACTTCGGCAACCTCGTGAACGGGGTGCCGGTGCGGATCACGACCACCTACTCGGCGACGAGCCGCACCAGGTGGCTCGGGTTCCTCTCAAGCGGATGGCCGCAGCAACTCACGCGACGCATCCCGCAGGTCGACGTGACGTGTCACGATCTGCTCGGGCTCGCAGCGGCCGGTTCGGCGCCGCCGACCGCTTTCGAGCTCGAGGTCGACCAGGTCGGCGCGCCCGATCACTGGTGGACACCAGAACCGACCGGATGGATCGACCGCGTCACCGGCTCGACGGGTATTCACACCACCGGGCTCGTCGAGCTCGATCCCGTCATCAACGGTGACGCTCAGTCGTTCGGCAACGAAGGGATCGGCGGGTTCGCTCAGATCACCGACGCTGCAGCGAGGATCAACTTCGGGTCAACGGTCCGCGTGCTCTCGGTCTGGTTCAGGCTACCGAACGATCGACCGGTCGACACGTTCGAGGTGCCGACTGTGCTCGTGTCGCAGCAGGCTCGAGTGACGGGCCCGAGGACACATCAAACAGTGTTCGACCTCACGATCGAGGCCGACGGAATCCGGGTCGTGATCGACGACGGCGGCAACGTCGGCGTGCCAGGCCGGCTCTCTTACCCGTTCGGGTCAGAGAACGCAGTGAGGAACCTGCACGACGGGCGCATACACAACATCGTCGTCGCGTTCCGAAACTCGGGCGGGTTCTTCGCCGGGCCCGACACGGTGGGCCTCTACCTCGACGGCGTTCTACTGACCAACTTCGGGTACGACTCGATCAGCATCGGCGCAGCGACCGTGGTGCCGGGCGAGCTCAGGATCGGCAACGGGCCGGCGACCTCAGTGTTCAACGGCACGCCGTACTCGGGTGTCATCGATCACGTGATGCTGTGGCGCGATTCGCCTTACAACTGGCTACCGGTGTTCGGGTCGCCGCCGGTGCCGGATGGCGACACCAGTCTCGGGTACTTCCTCGTGCGACCTTTGTGGGAGGCCGGCCGGGCGGCGTTCGCCGGGCAGCGGCTTAACGAGCGGCTCGAGCAGATCGCTCGAGGTCTCGGTGCAAGCGAGCGCGTCGGCGCGTTCGACGAGAGCGGGATCGTCACGCTGCAGAGCTACCGGCAGGCCGAACCGCTCGAGCTCATGCAACGCATCGAGGACACTGAGCAAGGTCGGGTGTGGGTCGACCGCCAGGGCGACCTGCGGTTCTCGTCGAGGTCGTGGGCGTGGACCGATCCGGCGTCGACCTCGGTTCAGGTGCTACTCACCGACGATCCGGCCGACCAGGATTCGGGCGTCGGGTTCGCGTACCTCGAGGCTGGCACCGTGATCGACACCGATCCGCTCGGTCAGGTCAATGTCGCCGAGGTCAACTCCACATTCGGCCGGCAACAGACTGCGACGAACCCGACCTCGATCGCTGCGGCCGGCCGACGCAACGTTGTCCAGCTATCGAACCTGCTGCACCCGTCCGACGCGCAGTCGCGCGCCATCGCCGAGTGGATCATCGAGACCGAGAGTGATCCAAACCCGCGACCGCGAAGGGTGCGAGTCCATGTCGACCCCGATGCACCGCAACTGGCTCCGATCATGCAGGAGCTCGACATCGGCGCGCTCGTCGAGCTCAAGTGGTCGGCCGGTGTCGACTGTGACGGCAACCCGCTCGGCGACGATCTCGAGCTCAAGGCTCACGTGATCGGGCTCGAGCACGAGTTCGGGTTCGAGGGATGGTTCGTCACACTGCACCTCGACTCGAGCCGCGCCGGGCTCGACTGGTTCACATGGGGAGTCTCAGAGTGGGACGACGGGCCCGGCGGGTGGGCGTTCTAGGATGGGCACGTGACCACGCCGTACGTCGACCCGCAGACAATCCATAATCCGGCGCCGAGCACTGTCCCGCCGGCCGCGTGGGGTGACGCTGTGCGCGACGGGCTCGAGTTCGCGGTGCGGATGCCGGGTTGCATCGTGTCGCGCACTGCGAATCAGTCGATCCCGAACGACACCGGCACGAATGTGCTGTTCACCGCGGCCGACACGCGCGACACCGACGCGTATCACGACAACGTGACGAACGCCGATCAGATCGTCATTCCGACCGGGCTCGGCGGGCTCTACCATGTGCACGCACAAATTGACTTCGCGTCGGGCTCGACCGGTCGGCGCCAGGCGTCGATCACGGTGAACAACGTCGGCCGAATCGTCGGCCGGTACGCGCCGCACACGAACGCTGTGGCGACGAACGTGCATATCGGCGGGCAGCTCATCGTCGCGGCCGGCGACGTGATCCGGCTCAACATCGCTCACACTCAAGGTTCTGCTCTGAACTGCACAGCGACGATGTGGGTGCAGTTCGTGGCGCTCTCGTGATGCCAGCGTTCGGCGCGATCGATTCCGGTATCGCCGAGGTGCTCGTCGCTCTCGTGAGCGGCATGGCGCTCATCGGCGTTGCTCTGGTGCAGACCATGCGTCGGGCGACGACTACTGCGAACCGGATCGGCGAACCGAACGGCGAGGGCAATGTGGTGCAGATGCTCGAGCGGATACTGCACGGCCAGACCGGACAGGACGTTCGCCTTGCGCGCCTCGAGCATCGGGCGAACGAAACAGTCGAGCTCGTCGCCGGACTCGAGGATCGACTCGCCGAGCTCGAAAAACGGCTCAACTAGCGGGACACGACCTCGAGCTCGACCGCACCTACCTCCAGGAGACCACCATTATGAGCACTCATCAGGCACCAGTCATCGTGCAGCGCGATCAATGGGGCGCGCGACACTCGGCCGGGCGTTCGCCGATGCCGCGTCGGGTGTCCACGATCTACCTGCACCACACTGTGACGAGAGCGACGAACGACCCGTGTCGCGACATGCGACACGTCGAGAACGTGCTCGCCTCCCGAGGGCTCGCGCCGGGCTACTCGTTCGTGTTCCACCCGTCAGGCGTCGTGCTCGTCGGCGCCGGCCCGATGAAAGGCGCGCACACCGCAGGGCAGAACGGCTCGAGCTACGGGTTCGCGTTCCTCGGCAACTACGACGAGACCGAGCCGGGCTGGCCGATGTTCGCCTCGGCCGGTTTCATGCTCAATCTGCTGCGGTGGCTCGGCGCTGTGCCGGCCGACCTCAGCGCCACTCGACTGTTGGGGCACAAGAACGCGCCGGGCGCGGCGACTGCGTGTCCAGGGCGTCACCTCGCGCCGCGCGTCGAGGCCGTACGGTGGTGGGCAGGCGTGCTCGGTTCGTGAGCTCGCCCCGACACGAGGAGGATCAGATCGTGACGAGCTACGCGACCGAACCCGACCCGAACGCCGAGCACCAGGCGCCGACACCGACTCGTCGAGTCGTGCGAACGGTGTTGCAAACCATCATCGCGGTCTGTGCAGCGGTTCCGGCTGCGGTCGCTCTGCTACCACTCGATCCGGCCGAGGCCGCGTGGCCGGTCGGTATCGCCGGAGCTGCGGTGATCGTGGTCTCGGCGATTCAGAACGGGCTCGAGGACGTGCGAGGCCGACCGTAGGCGCCTTGACGAGCTCGAGCTCGGGCCCGGTGCCTGTCTCCCCTCCGGTCGCCCGAGCTCGAGCTCAGCCGCGCGTAGAGCTCCTGAGAGCTGGTGGAGAGCGTTCGGGGGTGTCCGGCGCCTGCCGAGCGCTAGCTCGTGCGAGAGGTGTGCTCACGTGCGAGCTGGAGCTCGTGAGCCGGCACCGGCCGGTACCGAGCCGCACCGGTCGCCACAACTTGTGCCACAACTTGTGGCGAGTGTCAGGGTGTGCCGGTACAGTCGCCAGGTATGGCCGATCAGACACTCGCTCAACTCCTCGCCGACCGGTTGCTCGAGGGCGAGCTCGAGGCGCGCATCACGACCAGGCGCGGTGCCGGCGTCAGCTATGACACGATCGCCCGCGAGCTCAGCACCGAGCTCGGGCTCGAGGGCGCCACGCTCTCGGGCGAGACCGTGCGCCGATGGTATCGAGCTCGACTCGACGCCTAGGCGCGCCACCAGGCGCGCTGCAGCGCGAACGTTAGCTCCACGACGATCGCGCTGTAGCCGCACACCGCCCACCAGGAGACCACCACCATGACCACCGAACCGACCGACCTCGCCGAACTACTCGCTCACGTCCCCGATGACGCACCGACCGACCGCTGCGCACCTGACGTGATCGAGGTCGCGAGCTCACCGCTATCAATCGGCGAGGTGCTCGCTCGGCACCTCGCCGATCTCGCGCCGGCCGAGCTCGAGCGATCGATGCAACTCACTATCGCCGAGGCGCTCGCCGAGGCGCTCCAGCGATGATCGACCAGGGCTACACCGAGGGCGCGCTCACACGCGACGAGTGGCTCCAATGGCGACGCTCTGGCATCACTGCGACCGAGGTCGCCGACGCAGCGAACGACACCTACGGCGGCGCGTACGCCGTCATAGCGAACAAGCTCGGGCTCACAGCGACCGAGGTCACCGAGCCAATGCGGCGCGGTGAGAGGTGGCAGGCACCGATCGCCGACGCCGTGCACGCTCTCACCGGGTGGCACGTGCTCGCCGAGGAGGCGTGCGTCACGTGCGAGACCGACGAGCGATGGCTCGCGACCGTCGACGGCTTCCTCGCCGAACACAGCGAGGCGACGTTTGACGTAGTGGCCGGCGTCGTCGAGATCAAGACTCGCGGCGCCGACGTGCGCCCGCCTCGGCGCCGGTGGCGCGACCAGGTGCAGTGGCAGCTCCTCGTCACCGGGCTACCCGCCGGACTCATCGCCGAGGCGACAATCGACGACACGACCGACACGTGCCGCTCTCTTGTGTTCGAGCTGGTCGAGGCCGACCCCTACCGGCAGGCCGAGCTCGTCGAGGTGGCTGAGGCGCTGTGGGCTCACTACACCGCCGGCTCACTCCCTGAACCGACGAGCTCGAGTCTCGACACAGTGAAGCTCCTCACCGGCGCCGGCGACCTCGAGGGCTCGGCCGACCTCCAGGCGCTCGAGCTCGAGGTCGAACGTCTACAGGAGCTCCGTGCTGCAGTGAAAGAGCTCGAGACTGAACGCGATCGCGTCGAGGGGATCGTGCGCGCTGGGGTGGGCGACTTCACTGAGGGCACGACGAGGAACTACCGGGTCAGGGTGTCGCCGCCCGCCCGCAAGGTGCCGGCGGACACGCTCGCGCAGCTCGCAGTCGAGTTCCCCGAGCTCTGTCGGCCGGTGCTCGACATCGAACGGCTCAAGGCCGAACGACCCGACGTGTACGAGGCGAGTCGCAAGCCCGCCGGCGGGCGCCGGCTCACGATCACACCGCTCTGACCACCACGAGGAGACTCACAACATGGCAGAACATCACCTACTGAGGTCGCGCAACGCGGCCGCGACCCGCTCGGCGCCGGCGCCGGTCGTCGCCGAGAGCTCGAGTAACGACCTCGCGCTCTCACTCGAGTACGCGAACGCGATCGCGAACGCCGGCTCGGCGGTTCTTCCCGCGGCGTACCGTGGCAAACCGGGCGCCGTGCTACTCGCTCGAGAATGGGCGCTCGCCCGCGGCGTCGACATGCTGACCGCACTACAGACCGTTGCGTTCGTCGAAGGCAAGCCGGTGATCGATGCGACCATGCAGCGAGCTCTCGCGGTCAGGGCCGGCTACACCGTCAAGGTGGAGAGCTCGACCGATGGAGAGGTCGAGTCGTGGTCGGGCACCGTGACGATCGGCCGACCAGGCGGCGAGGTGCTGGGCTCAGCTACGTACTCGTGGTCTGACGCGAAACGAGCCGGTCTCGCCGACCGAGCGAACTGGCGAAAGAACCCCGAGGACATGCTCGTCGCTCGCGCGACCTCGAGGGCGATGCGCCGGCACGCTCCAGAGGTGATGGTCGGCGTGTTCGCCGAGGACGAGCTCGAGCCCGAACCGACACCTGCTGAGCTCGCCGAGTCGCTCACCTCGGCGCACGAGGTGCCGGCCGAGGTCGAGCCCGAGGTCGAGGTCGTCGACCAGGCCGACGAGCCCGAGGTCCACACCGAGACCGGGCCCGCATCGGCATCGCGCAAGGCTGCGGCGCGCAAGCGGGCCCGTAAGGCGCCAGCGCGCAAGAACACAGCACCCGAGCCTGAGACCGAGCTCGCGACCGTGGCAGGCAACGATCAGGTACACAGCGAGCACCGCACCGACGCCGAGCTCGACCTCGAGGTCACGCGCTGCACCGACGCAACGTGGCAGGCCGTAGTCGCGCTCGGCCAGCAACTCGACGACGAGGACACCCAGGCGCTCAAGTCGTGGGTCACGAGTCGAGGATGGCAACTACGACAGGACCGGCTCAGCGAGGCTCAAGCGCGAGCGATCGTCGAGTGGTCGCCGAGGTGAAGCGAACCGGTATCAGCCGCCGGCCGTCGCCTCGAGCTCGAGCTCGGCGAGCGGCGATGGCCGAGCTCCGGGTGCTCGTCGCTCGCCGCTCGGCCGGCAGGTGCGAGGCGTGCTCACGACACCAGCTCGCCGGCTGCAACGGACGCGCCGAGCACGCTCACCACGTTCGCCCGACCGGTACCGGCGGGCCCGACACGCTCGAGAATCTGCTCGCGGTGAGCGCCACTCATCACCGATGGATACACGAGCATATCGCCGAGGCCCGTGCGCTTGGTCTGCTAGCACCACCACCACCACCACCAGGAACACCACCACCATGACCACCGCCCACTACCTCGTCGGCGACGTGTTCGACGTGCTACCGATACTCGATGCCGGTTCAGTCGACCTCGTGTGCACCTCGCCGCCGTTCCTCGCTCTGCGTCGATACCTCGACGACGAGCACCCGATGCGTGATAGAGAGATCGGCACCGAGAGCTCGCCGGCCGAGTTCCTCGACACACTGCTCGAGCTCACTGCTGAGCTCGGCCGCGTGCTCGCGAGGACCGGCTCGCTCGTGGTCGAGCTCGGCGACACCTACGCCGGCTCGGGAGGTGCCGGCGGCGACTACTCGCCCGGCGGGTTGCGCGACGGTCAGGGCAAGAGCTCGGGCTCTGCTCGCCGTTCGGGCGAATGGCCGCTAGACAAGAGTCTCGCTGGCATCCCGACGCTCTACGCGTGGTCGCTCGCCTACGGGCGCAACTTGCTCACCGGTGCCGACTCGCCGGCCGGTCGGTGGATCGTGCGCAACGTGGTCGCGTGGACCAGATCGAACCCTCCGGTCGGCGCGACGTTCGACAAGTTCCGACCCGCGACGAGCTACATCACAGTCGCGACCCGAGCTCGCGACCGATGGTTCGACTCGTTCGCTGTGCAGACCGAGAGCGGCGCCGCGCCGCTCGACTGGTGGACTGTCTCACCCGAGAGCTACACCGGCTCGCACTACGCGACATGGCCGAGGCGACTGCTCGAGGTGCCGATCCGCGCAATGTGTCCGCTCGAGGTCTGCACCGTGTGCGCCGAGCCGCGCCGGCGCGTGGTGGCGAACGTGCGCACGTTCACCGACGTGCGACCGAGCGCCGGCCGCGCCCGGATGCGCACCTCGGGTGCGGGGCCGATGGGGGCGAAATACCAGGTGCGCCGAGAGTCGCTCGGGTTCACCGACTGCGGGCACTCGAGCTACCGGCGAGGGGTCGTGCTCGACCCGTTCGCCGGGTCCGGCACTACCGGCGCAGTAGCGACCGGGCTAGGCCTCGACGCGGTACTGATCGACATTGACGAGCGGAACGTCGAGCTCGCCCGAGAGCGTATCGGCATGTTCCTCGATGTTGAGCTCGATCCGCTGACGAACCCTCTACCAGTGGTCGAGGGTTCGTCGCCACACCTACCGATCGCCGATGCAGACACTCAACCTGCAGTGAAGGTGGAACCTGAACCTCTACTTGAGGTTGAGGGTTCCGACGTTGGGAGGCTCGCGTGAACGATCACCTCAAGTTGCTCGCAGTGCCGGTGTGAGCGCGCGAGTGCCAGCGAGCTCACCGGTTGGTGCCGGGTGCCAGTCGTGCGAAGTGCGCGGGCCCGACCGGTTTCTCTGCAGCTACCACGAGGGCGTTTCCGACACGCTCGCCGAGCTCGAGGCGCGTCCGGCTCCCGACGCGCTCGCTCTCTGGTTCGACCTCACTTGTCCACGTTGCGCTGGTCGGGTCGAGGTGATCGCCCGATCGGGTGTGCACGACGGCGGGCGACGCGCGACATCGATCGTCAAGTGCATGAGCTCGGCCGGCCGTCGGTGCGGCCGGTCGTGGCAGATCGTACTCGAGGTGCAGGCGTGCCACTACACGCCGAGCGCTAGCGAGCGCGTGCTCCAGCTCTGAAATAGTCACCACCACCACCAGGAGATTCACGACATGGCACGTATCCGATCCATTCACCCGAGCGCACTCTCGAGTGAGCGACTCGCCGAGCTCACGAGCGACGCCGAGCGACTGTTCTGGCGACTGCTCCCACACTGTGACGACCAGGGGCGCGCCGACGACTCGCCGAAGCTCATCGCGGCGTTCGTCGCGCCGCTCATCGACGCGTTCGACGCCGAGCTCGTCGACCGGTTGCTCGACGAGCTCGCCTGCGCGGGTCTGATCGAGAGATACCAGGTCGGCGGGTCGCGCTACCTCGCTGTGATGCAGTGGCGCCGTTTCCAGCGACCGCGCAAGCCGCAGGCGCCGACTCGGCCGGCGTCACCGACGCAACGGGCCGAGCTCGAGCTCGAGCTCGAGGCGAACGCGGAACGTGAGCGCGTCGACGCCGAGCGAGAGCGCGACACGAGTGCAACACCAGGTCGGAACGAATGCAGTGATAGTGCGGCTGTGGATAACTCTGTGGGCAGCACCGGTGCGGACGAGTGCGGAACCGGTGCGGAACTGGTACGCGAGGGAATAGGAAAAGGAGTAGGAGAAGGAATAGGAGTGGGAACTGGAGTAGGAGGGGGAGAGAGCACGAGAGAGGGGGAGGGCGCGAAAGCACCTCGACCTCGCAGACCGAGGCTCGCCCGGTGGAACGGCGACGCACCTGCAACGCAGGGTGCACGCTCGGTGGCCGATCGCCCACTTTGGTGACACCGATGAGTGAACTGTCCGACAGGCTGCGCGAGTGGTGCGAACTGCGTCGGGTCGACATCGCCGACGGCATCGGTGACGACCTCTGTGCCGCCGCTGACCGCATCGAGGAGTTGGAGGCTGCCATGACCGACGCTGCACGGGAGCTTCACAGCACCCACTACCAGGCCCCGCTGGACCGTCACCTGTGCGTCGTGTGCGGCGCAGAGGACGGCAACTACCCGTGCACCGCCCACATGGTCGCCGACGAACTGCGCCGCATCGCTGCTGCTGTGGAGAACACCGATGAATGACTTGCTGCCGTCCAAGTGTCCAACGTGCGGGAGCGAACAGTTCGACACCTACTACGGGTCGTGCTTCGACAACCAGCACCCAGCCGTGTTTGACGCCCGGCTTCCGGCCGACCCGTGGCACAACTACACCCGGTCCATTGCGTGGTTAGAGAGGGCGGTCGACTCGTTGGAGTTGCAGCTCAAGGTGGCGACACGACTGACGGCTGAGCGTGACGAGAGGCTGGCTGCCGCCGCTGACCGCATCGAGGAGCTGGAGGCCCGCCACCAGCGCCTCCTCGACGCCATCGGCGACCCACAGAAGTTGCGGGACGTGGCCGACGGCTTGATCGTCGACGGCTGGGACGACGGCCCCTACCTGCGCCGCATCGCTGCTGCTGCGGATGACACGCGGGAGGAACAGTGACCGCCGTCGAACGCGCCCGACGCCTGCTGAACGATGACGCGGCATGGGACGACGACGAGATCGCCGATGTCCTCGCACTGCTCATCCACGAGATCGCAAAGCTCACCACGCTCGGTAACGCCGTCGTGGACGCCTGCCCGGTGCCGTGCAGCGACGATCTCGCCGAAGCCATCGACGCGTGGGAGGGACGATGAGTGAGCTGGAGGCGGCGATCTCGGCGCACCGGGACTCCGGCGACGCGCCCGAGCTCTAGACCGGCTCGGGCGTTCGCTCGGTGAAAGTGCTCAAGGTGCCGCCGGTACCGGCCGAGAAACAGAACATGGACATCACCACCTTCACCACCACCACCACCGGGCACGTTATGACGCTGCACCGCGACACCGGCCGGGACATGCGGTGCACGTTCTCGGGCCGGTGCTCGTGCGGCGCAGAGTCGGGTCGGGTCACCACCGCCGGCATGGTCCACGGATGGCACGCAGCACACCTCGACGCCGAGGGCGACCGGTGAGCCCGAGAGAGAGGGGTGCCGGTGCCGCGCTCGGTATGACCACCACGAGCGCGGACACCGGCGCCACCACCGAGGCGAGAGACTACTCGCCCGGCCGAGGGCGTGTAGTTGACACTCTTGAGGTCGAGGCGCCGGTGCTCGCTGTGCGCGGCGAGCGAGTTGTGCAGGGTGTGCACCTCGCCGACACCGACCGGCTCGAGGTGCAGCGCGCTCTGGTGTGAGTTCGGTACGCTCGCCGGCGTGATCGATCGCTCCGAGCTCGAGGCTCTGCTCGCCACGACTCGTGGCCGACTGTGCGGCGAGCTCGACCTCGGGCCCGACCAGGAGCTCGACGACTTGCTCGACCTTGCTGACCTTGCCGAGCTTGTGCTCGACGCTCACGGGTGGCTTCAGCTGGGGCAGGCTTTCGGGCACGTGGGCCCGACGTGGTGCGCCGTGCACGACACGCCGGACGAGGTGATCGCCGAGCTCGACTCCGGTCTCGAGCGGTGCAGGCCGGCGGTGCTACTCGTGCTCGAATCTCGGGGTTGCACGACTACGTGATCGTAGGTACACTAGGGACATGACCACCACCACCGACCAGACCATCACCGTGACCGTCACCGACCGAGGCGCCGACCGATTCCTCGTCGAGTTCGACACGCCGGCACCGCACACAGTGAGCGTGATCGCCGGCGACCGGTGGGCTGCTGCTGAGCTCGCCGAGCTGGACATTGCCTGCCGCGACGCCGAGTTCGCTCGCACCATGAGCTCGAGCTCGAGCCGGCTCGTGTTCGTCCCGTTCGCGCGATGAGCTCGGCCGAGTGCGTCACCGGTCGTGCTCGGGCTGTGATCGGCGCTCGAGTCATTTTCACCAAGACCGGCTCGATCGGCACCGTCACGGACACGTTCACTATGACCGGTGCCGGCGACCTCGACGGCGACTGGTTCACAGTGCGCGCCGACGATCTGTTCACCTACTCGGCGCCGGCGACTTCGTTCGAGGTGCAATCGTGAGTCCACCTCGCGCTCTCGACCTTTACTGCGCGGGCGGTGGCGCCGGCCGCGGACTCGAGCTCGCCGGGTTCGAGGTCGTCGGGTGGGATATCGACGACATGAGCCGTTACTACCCAGGGGAGTTTCATCGCGGCGACGTGCTCGAGCTCGAGCCTGCCTACGTGGCCGAGTTCGACCTCGTGTGGTCGTCGCCGCCATGTCAGGCTCACTCGATCGCGACGCGCAAGTGGCCGGGCCGGGCCGACGAGCACCTTGACCTCATCCCGCAGACCCGAGAGCTGCTCGACGCTGCTGGCGTGCCGTACGTGATCGAGAACGTGCCGGGCGCACCGCTACGCGTCGATCTCATGCTGTGCGGGCTTATGGTGGGGTTGCCGCTACTTCGTCGGCACCGCGTGTTTGAGCTCGTCGGGTTCCAGGTCCAGCAACCCGAGCACCCGCGCCACGAGCCCAACGTTCGCTACATCACTGTCGCCGGACATCCAGGCGGAAGCTCGGCGCGTGATGGTGTCAACGGGTTCGGTTCCACCGCCGAGTGGCGCGCAGCTATGGAAATCGACTGGCTACCCGCGCGACTCATCGCTCAAGCGATCCCGCCTGCGTACTCGAGGCTCATCGGCGCCGCGGCGATCGCCGAGCTCGGGCTCGGGGTGACCTCGTGAGCTCGGCCGAGTATCAGCGCGAGTGGCGCGCCCGGCACGGTGCTCGCACCGGGCAGATCGGCCGGCCGGCAACCGAACCGTGTGGCACAACAGCGGCCTACGTCCGGCACCTACGGCGAGGCGAGCCAACATGCCAGTCGTGCCGCGACGCCTACGCAGCGGCACGCCGGGCCCGGAGGCAAGCTCGTCGATCGGACCGGACGAGCTCGTGAGAGCTAAAGGCCCGTTCGGGCGACGACTGCTCACCGGTCCACACCGCGGCCACCTCGAGTCGTGCGCAGTGACCTACGGTCGCCGGTGCGACCTCAAGTGCCTCGAGCTCGAGCACTTGCTCGACGATCTCGAGCACCAGGCACCCGACCCCATCAGGCCCGAGCGGTCGTCGGTTCCGATGAGCTCGTGGCTCATGTTCGCTGGAATAGCTCTCGGTCTGGTCGCGTTCTGGTCGACGGTCGCGTGGCTACTCTGGTCGGTAGTCCGATGATCGAGAGGTTCGTGTGATGGCAGGTTCGCACCAAGTGCCGGGCGAGTGGCCGGTGCTCGCGTCGCGCGGCGACACACTCGAGGTCGTCACGTGGACGCTCACACGCAACGCGACGCCGTGGACACCGACCGGAGCGACCGCAGTCGTCCGACAGAACGAGTCTCGCAACAGCGGCACCGTCGTCGAGCTCACCGCGGCACCGACCACCGGCGGTGTCGAGGCGTTCGGCGACCGGCTCGACGTGCCGGCCGGGCGGTACTGGTGGGAGCTCACCGTCACCGACACGAACATCGCTGCGGACTACCGGCGCACACTGCTCGCCGGCGAGTTCGTGGTCGCCGACGACGACTCACCGATCCCGTGAGCGACATCACCGTCACCGGATCGGGCCCGACGCTCGAGGTCGCCGGTGCACCTCCCGCGATCACAGTGTCGGGCTCGGGTCCGAGTCTCGAGGTCGAGGTGCTCCTCGGTGGGATGACGCAGGCGCAGACCGACGCGCGTATCGAACAACTGCTCGCTACCGAGGGCCCGGCGTGGACCCAAACCGATATCCCGCTCGTCGACATTTTCGCCGGTGACCTGCTCGATCTCGGTACTGGCGGGTTCTCCGTGTGCCGGTACCGGTTCATCCAGCGTTCTCGCACACTCATCGCGACGCTGTACGCGCTCGTCGCACCCGACGCCGCTGCCGCCGCGGGACCGCTGGTGGTGATGTCAGTGGCCGGCGCCGGGCTACCAGAGCCGGTGATGCCGCCAGTCGTGGCAGCAGTGCCAGGCGGGTTCGGGTACTTCTCGTCGCCGGTGAGCGACGGGGCTTTCACTGTCACAGCCGCGCCAGCGATCACCGATCTCACTGGCAACAACAACCCGGCGAACGCGGCGATCATTTTCCTCGGCGCCGGAGCGACGACCGGACAGACCACTGGACTCGAGGCGCTCGTCGGGCCCGGCAACCCCGAGTCGTGGACCGGCAGGGCAGTCACCTACCAGGGGCGACTCGTGTACGAAACGGCAGCGACGTGATACCGGCAGGTATGACCGAGCTCGTCGAGGTGATGCGCCGCAGGTTCCCAGAGGGCCCGCCGGCACCTCGCCGACCCGTAGTCGACGTGCTGGCCGAACGTGTCACGCGTGTCGAAACTCCGGCCGACCCGACGAGCGCAGCTCGCGCGCAGAAAGCTCTCACCAGACTCGACGCAATCGCCAGCCACGCTCGAGAGTTGGCCGACGCGTATCGGTCGGCACCGACCAACTCGGAACGACAAGCGGCGGCTCTCGACCAGTTCGATGAAGTGCTCGCCGCCCTCGCCGACCTCGCCGAAGTTCTCGCTAGCACGGTACGCGCAGTAGTGCGACACACCGACTAGCGGTCCACCACCACCACAACGAGGAGACCACCACCATGACCACCGAAACACGCAGCAACCTCGTCGCTATCACTGTCGCAGTAGCGATCGTCGCGACTGTGCTCACCGCGTCGTTCGTGTTCGCCGACCCCTACGCCGGCGCCGACTCGCGCCTCGGCGCGTGCGACGGTTCGACCGACGTGTGCGGCTACATCACCGACTGCGACACCGGGCCCGACATCGGAACCGACGAGCACCAACAGGCACCGAGCACCACGTGCGCACCGACCTCGATCACGTCCAGCACCTCGAGCTCAACGACCTCGAGCACAGTGCCGGCACCGGTCGAGCTCATCCCGCCGCTCTGCGTCGAGCGCGACGCGCAAGGAGCACCGGTAGAGGTCGACTGCGGCAAACCGGATGTCCGGCTCGACGACCTCGCCAGGCCCGACCTCGAGCTCGACCGGCGCGCCGACCGAGCTCCGGACATGATCGCGTTCACCGGGTGACCGAGCTCCAGCTAGACCCGTCGGGCAGCTACCGGCACCATGCCGACCCAGGCGAGCCCAGCACCGGCTCACCGAGGCTTTCGATCACCGACACCGAGGCCGAGCTCATCGCCGAGCTCGTCGCCGGCCGGCGCGTACTCGAGCTCGGCACCGGGCTCGGCGTGTCGACCAGGGCACTCGCCTCCACAGCGGTCCAGGTAGTCACCGTCGACCCCGACGAGTGGGTACACCGCGAGGTGTGGCCGACGCTCCCCGCGAACGTGACGACCGCTACGCCGGCCGAGCTCGACTCGGCGTGGCGCCGGGCCGAGAGGTTCGACACAGTGTTCGTCGACGCCGATCACCACACCGCCGCGGTGATCGCCGACCTCGAGCTCGCTATCACAGTGCTCGTGCCGGCCGGTCTACTCGTGGCGCATGACGCTCGATACCCGTCGGTTCGCGCCGGTCTCGATCGTGTGATCGGCGCCGACGTGTGGCGCTATCACGACACCGAGCACGGGATCGCAACATGGCGGCACGGCGACTCGTGAACGACACCGAGGGCGTGCACGTGGTGCTCGCAGGCACGATGGTCGCCGGCGCCGAGACCGCGGCCGAGCTCGGGCTCCCGAGACCAGGCACTCGCCAGCTCGACGCCGGCACCGGCCGAGAATGGCGCACAGTGATCGTCACACCGAATCGCACCGAACGTCACAGCGAGCTCGGCGACGTTCGGATGCGCCTGCACCGGGCGCACGGTTGGCAAGAGCTCCCGCTGCACGTGATCCGCAAGCTCGAGGAACTGGCGAGACAGTCGGGCGAGGTGACTCCACCATGACCACTACCCGACACCGGCCGATGGGCGCGCAGCACGCGTGCCGGCTACCGAGAGCGCACGACTACCGGCCCGGCGACCGATGGTCGTGCTACATATGCTCGAGCTCATGGTCGCTCGTGCGCTACTCGGCCGACCTGTCGCGTCGCCGGCCGGGCGTGCACCGCCTCGGGCCCGACGCGGCGCTCTGGCGCCGCCGGCTCGTCGCCTCGACACTCGCCCGGCTCACCGACCAGGTGCTCGGCCGATGACACACCGCGGGCACCACCGGGCCCGGCGCCGCGGTCGA